ATATAATTACTAAACATTTCCTATTCTAAATATTATAACCTTATTCTATTAATAATGGAGGTTTTACAGAAACTCATAAATAATTTAAACGAAAATACCAGTAAAAGGAGCGTAGCACATTATAATAGTCTAATTAAATCGTGTGTGGAGCGTCATGAAATGACTGCTGTAGTCTATATTTACGATGTAATGCGAGAGCAAAAAGTCCTTCCTACAGAATACACCTACCAATTAATAGAATTATTACATAGTAAAACAGCACTAGAAAATAACAGTCTTCATATTAAAATTCAAACCACTGGTAAACTGCAACCCCGACGCAGAATCCATAAAATAATTAAGGGCTATCATTATTCGAAAAATTATAATGCTGCTTTGCGTCACCTGGATATCGTAAAGCAGTATCTTACAGAAAATCCCGAAATCGTGCTATTAGGGAGAATTAAATTAGCCAAAAATATTAGCAAGTGTTGTTCAATAACTTTCAACGAAGCCCGATATATAATAACTAAATTAAAGCGCACCCAGTTTTTAACTAAGTCCAACAAGAGATCTTCATCCGGGCCAAAAACACCGAATGCAACCCAAGCCAAAATAACTCAGTTTTTTTAAAATTTTACAAATTATATAGAACACGTCGACGTGGATATATTAGTTTGGTTTCACTATTAATAATGTTTCTCATTAATAATGGGTTTTCCTGAAAATCTTGGAGTAACTGATATTCGCCCTGAAAGAATGGACAGTATTCTTCGCGATATCAATATCCATTATAGTATTACACAGCCAATAAATTTATACAATTGTAATTTAGAACTACTTTCGTCAGCCACTACTAATAAACGCTTTAATAATCGACATAGTTTATTTAAATTAGTTAAAAAACGCTTCAGAATTTCATACTCGGGTATTGTCTTCAAGGGACTAATCCGGTATAAACGGCAACATTATTATAGAGATGTCTTTATAAAAGAGATACCAATATATCCATTAAATTTTAATTACGAAACAAATATTAACCGACAAGAGAATTATAGTTATCATAAGAACTATTATCTAAATAATCATAATTCGTCTGCTAATATAGAAGTTTTCCTGAGCTACGTGACTTCGCGAATATTCGAATTAGGTTTATCACCAACATTTGGCTTATTTTATGGAGCATATAGTGTTAATTTAGATAAATTTAGTTATATGTCGGATAAGGGTGCCGCGTCCACTATTGATAATGGCACTATATATAATTTGACAGATAAACAAATAATACAGAAACGCAATTGCCCAGTTTACTTAATGGCTTTAGAAAAATTCGACGTCAGTATCGAAACTCTTAACTCTGTATGTGATTTGGATGAGTCGCTACTCAAATCAATTTTATTTCAAATATACGCAGGCATATTTACAATGTACACCATCCTTGGGATTAGGCATAATGATTTACACCTGGGGAATATAATGTTTAAGATTACTAAGAAAAAATTTATTTACTATGAATTAAATGATATATATTATAGAATTCCCACATACGGGTTTTTAGTTAAAATTATCGATTGGGGGAGGGGCACCTATAACTATAATAATGTTAGTGGTAACAATAGTATTTTTAATCGATACCAATCATGCGATGGTCAATTAAAATTTGGAAAGATTAACAAAGCACCTTTGGTAAGGAAAAATAATTGGAGGGATATAGTAAGTATAACACACAATTTCCTGTATAATTTCCATCAACTAAAATACTATAAATTATTTACCAAGTTTCTCAAAAGTTGCCTCAAAACAAAAAGTGATATACATATCTCAATTAAGAAATTTAATTGGGAAACATATGAGCATATAGCCAGTAATGATTTTAATATAATTCCAGAGAAAATCATAAACAATACTATATTCAAAATGTTCGTGGTCGACACGGTGGATCCATCGAATACCATATATAAAATACTACTTTAAGGGGTTTCCCCCAATGCTTTACTGGCTGCTTTTGCCGCAGCCTTGGCAACTTCAATGGCCAATTCCTGCGCATTGGTCTTGGATACTAATTGTTCAGCCAATGTTTTGGTTACGATATCTTTAGCTTCTTGCTTGCGTTGGAGCCAAGGGTCAATATCATTCATTACGGGGGTGTTGTCGACGCCGAGTGCGGATTCGATGTCAGTGGTCTCAACAGATTCATCCTCCTCATTGACTTGAAGTGCCTTATTGGCCTTATTGGCCTTATTCGCCTTGTCTTGCTGATCCTTCACATATTCAATATTTTCACGGAAATGAGTATCCTTATTCGTCTGATTCTCTTTATATTTTTTAACTAATTCATTTAATTCAGACTCGGCGTATTCTTGGCCTTCAATTGCGTCGGGTCGGGGATCCCATGGTAACCAATAACCGACTTGTCCAATATATACATTAAAGTTGGGATCAGTTTTTTGTAATTTGGCAGCCTTCATTTGGGCCTCTTTTAGACTTGAATAGGTACCCCGCACCTTGACCCCACGAGTACTGGTTTTAAAATCATGGACGTGGTCATACTCTGCCTGTAATTTATCCTCATTGATATATAGAAAATCTTGATATTTCGCAACTATAGATGTTTCGTCTAAATCGTAATTTTTACCAATAGTTTTAAGAAATTTATGCATGAATTGCAAATTCTTATCGGCCAATACTTTTTCGGGTGAGATAAATGACAGGCATGTGTACGACTGTCCCCCAATAGGGGGATCGACTTCTAGAAAATCTTCAGTGGCCATATTATGTATTATATAAATAACATATAACTTTAAGTATTTTATTATATGGTTCAAAAAAATTTTATCTCATTATAGTATATAATGCCAACTTACAGACGTCAAATTGAAAATTTCACAAATGCCATAAATTTACAGGAAGTCATTAAACGAATGGCCAAATACTTAGTAGAGGGTGGAGCCGTTGCCGCAGCGGCGTACTTTATTCCAAGAAAGAAGATGGAACTTGAAGAAGTCTTTATGATCGCAATTACGGCGGCCGCCGTCTTCGCCCTTTTGGACATGTACGCACCAAGCATCGGGAGTGCCGCTCGCCAGGGTGCAGGCTTCGGTTTGGGTGCCAACTTAGTTGGTTTCCCCAGAATCGCATAATAACTATATAGGTTTTATTCATCATACTAATAATACTTATACCGTTGGGATAAATTGCCAATTTAATTCTTTGCATATCTTCTTCCAAACTTCATCATGTTCATGTAACTTTTCGCGTGACTTTAAGAGTCGGCAATATGGGAGGTACTCGTCTTCTTCTAATAATTGGAAGAATTTAAAGAAAATGTATGGATATGAAAAGAAATTGGCACGTTTATTAGGACAATACTTTAACCAAGGTCCCTGAACTTGTTTAAACATATTGCGTAATTTATCCTCCAATATACTATCTAATATAGGTGCTGGACGACCAGACAACCTATTCATAATGTAGTGACAATGTTCGTAATATTTTGTTAACTCTAACTTCTTTAAGACTTCCCTTACCTTATTGGCTGTGATTTTCGTTATATCGTTATAGCGTTCCTTCTTCAGCTCGGCGAGTATGTTATTATAGATTTTTTCATTTATATCGGTTGACTCTTTAGCTTGGAATTGGGATAAGAATTCGTTGGCATGGTTAATTTTTTTATAGGCGAAGTAAGTTACTTCTCGGGGAGGTTCCTTAAATGATGGAGTATTGATATCCACTAAAATTTTTTCGATTCCACCACACTTGGGACATAATAGCACCCCCTTTTTATGGCGAATAATTCGCCTTTCATTGCACGTTTTACATAAATCCAATTTTTCAAGACTAATTTCTTCTGGTTTTGGAATAAAGTTTTCGTCCGTTAATTTAATAAAATCATTCATTATCTGGTGTTTTTTTGAAGGAACATTTGAAACATATTTTTTGGGCTTATTTGATCCAAAAAAATCCACAACGGTTTTATTATCTTCCGTGGTATACGCCAGGTTATTATATGCATATAGAAGTGACGTAGAGTCTAATAAATAGTCGTAATAGGCACCATTACTTTCTATATCGGCGATTTCCTGGTTTATTTTATCAATTTTCACCTTCATATTATAGCGCTCGTCAAAATCCGCTTCAATTAAGTCTTGTGTTTTAAAATCCAGTAATTTTTGAGTTAAATGTTGGTGTGTTATCTTTAATTCTGGTAATTTGGCCTTAATTTCATTAAATAATAATAACTTCGTCTTATGTTTCTGATCGAGTGTAGTTTTTAATTGTCGTGATTTAGTGTGAGTTTTTTTATTTTTTATTTTTTTAAAGGTTTCCATTAAATGATAAATACTATAGAAAAGTCTTTATTTCGTTTTAAATTACTAATTAGATTGTTTTATTAATATAATGGATATTCCAACCCCCTCCTCTAAGAAATTATTTAAAATGAATTTTATTTATAATGCACTAATTAACGGCTGGGCGGTAAAACAAATAGCTCAAAATAAATACGAATTTACCAATAATAACAAGAAAATTAAACGCGAATTTTTTGGGGAAAAATTTATAGAAGAGTTTATAGAGACCAATATTATCACGCCCGCGTAAAAGAAAAATAATTATCTTCCAATATTATATATATTTATTATGGCTGGAGGACTAATGCAACTAGTAGCTTATGGGGCCCAGGATGTGTATTTAACTGGTAACCCACAAATAACGTTTTTTAAAGTCGTATATCGCCGGCATACCAATTTTGCTATAGAAAGTATTGAATTGGGGTTTACTGGTAGTCCCGGATTTGGTAAAAAAACAACGTGCACTATTTCACGGAATGGGGATTTGGTTAGCAACATGGTACTTCAAATTAAATTAGGTGCTCTCCCCTCACCGTCGAGTTCTTGGGCGTGGTCCAGTTTTTTAGGACACCGTATAATTAATTTTATGGAAATTGAAATAGGTGGACAACGAATCGATAAACAATACGGGGAGTGGTTACATCTTTGGAACCAACTTACCTTGCCAGAAGCAAAAAAGGCTGGCTACAATAAAATGATCGGCCACACTCTTGGGGTGTTAGGTAAGCGTGGTGCGGATCGCATAGCGTTGAATACCAATGTGGTGACCACCCCAGCAATTCCAGATGCATTTCAGATCGCAACCGGGGGTGCTGGTACAATTGTTCCACTCGAAGCCGCAGACACGAAGGAAATCGTGTTAAACATCCCCTTGCAATTTTGGTTTTGCCGTTGATTTTGTTTTTGCTCTTGCTTTTGATTTTGCTTTTAATGTTTCTGGGTATTTTGGCGTTGATGTTGGCGTTGGTGTTGGTGTTGGCGTTGGCGTTGGTGTTGGGAGTGCC